ATCCAAATGCCTTTGAACTGGCGGTCGCTCACGCAAATGGGTCTTCGCCGTTCAACAATGCCTCCAAGTTGACGCCAGGGTTTCGCATCGCTGCCTCAACCTCTTCAGACATGTTTGCTGGGTGCGGAATAAGGCGGTACTGCGTCTCCAATCCTTCGCCAGTGCGCGAAATCTTCAAGTCGTAGCGAGTAGGGTGTCCGTAGTCTGGATCACGCGTGATGTCGTCCAAGCTGTTGATGACGCTTGACTGCGTAATCTCCCAGAGCTGTACGCTCTCGGTTGCATAGTTCCATACAGCACAAGCCAGAAACTTGCGTGGCCGGGTGCCATCCTGGTAAACTGCCTCGGGCTTGTTCAAGCCGTATCTCCAGCGCATAGGTCTGTTGTCCTCGGTCCATTGCACAAAGCCGTGTAGTGGCTTGTCGCTCAAAATGCGCACCTTGTTGGCGGTGCCCTTCGCGGGCTTGAAGTAGCTGCCTGCGTTGTTGCCGCTGGCCAAAAATTCAGTGTTAATAAAGCTCATTTCTCAGGTTTTTTTGTTTGTGTGCTTTTTTCAATAGTAGTCTGACTAGTTGTGCCTGGCTGATGCCAAGCTTTTGCGCCGTCTCCAGTGACGCTGCGTGCGTCTCTTCGTCGATTCTGACGTGCAATCGTATTGGATATTTAATCATGTACTCGGTCATGTGTTTGTGAGCTTGTCGATGGCTACATATCCCATGCTCGCAATTCCCTCAATTCTGTGTTTGTATGCCTTTGTGGACTTAAACCACCAGCGCGTCAAATGCTCGCTGTCGTTATGGCTAAAATCTTGGAAAAGCTGCCATCCAAGACTGCGCATGTGGTCGCGATCAAACTGGCGTTTCGTATCAGGCAATGTGTAGAACGTGCCTTGGCCACAGTCAGCTACACGCTTCCACATGCGTGGATCGTCTGGGTGTGTGCGGTCGTCAATGTGTCTCATTGCTTCGCGTTTTGCCAGCGGTACTTGCGCGCTGTGTTACGTCCTGTAATGTGCCGCATCCACTCGTTGTAGTTCTTGCAAGGGTTTGCGGGCGTGACTGTGTGGCTAATGCCACTGGGTTTGAGTTTTTCCATGCCACAATTGTACGCCACAATGGCACACAAACGGCACCCAAAACGTATAAGGTTATCAACATCCATATATGGAAAGAGCCAGGCAACGTTTTGCCCAGCTCCGCCCTGTGAATGAAAAAACTAAATATGAAACTACCCTTGTCCTTGTTGCTCGAACATGGAGGCAATCAAAGGTAACACCGCAATGCCACACATACAAACCGCTGGCCAACTCATCCCGTGCGTTGTGATGTCCACGCAGGCCGTCGTCGCGATCAGGCCGCCAACGGTTCTTTTGGCGCTCCAGCGCTTCAGGTCGCCTTTGGTCTTGAACGCCTCAGTGAGGTCGACGGCGCCTAGTAGCTTAGTAATAGACCCAAGCAACTGCCTCTGGCTTCTCCCAGTCATTGTCTACATGTATAAAGTCCTCGCCGATGCCGATGCGGTCAAAGCCCGCCGTCAGCAGTCCTGTAATGATTAGGAAGCGGTCGCGTGACGTGCTGCATGCAATGTCAGCAGCGCAGCCGTGAAGGTGCGAGCTGTCACTCTTGCCACCTACGTGATCGTTCCAGTCTTCCGTTCTGAAGCCCGACGTTATCACATACGGAATGCCGCTTACCTCGCGCGCCTTGTCCAACATCTGCAGGAAGTCGTCCTCCATGTTGTGACCGCTGCCTGGGCTGTCTGGACTGTCAAACTCGCTGTAGTTAAAATACTTCATGTGTCTTGACGTTCTTTGCGTGCCTTCAGTGCGCGCTCCACGTTCCACCACACAAGCGTCAGGCCTGCAATGATTGCTATTGCGTCGTTAATGTAACCAACTATGACTGTGCCCACATAGGTCACGTTCAAAGCGTTCTGTATATGTGTGCGTAGTTCTTGCATCATGGTTCGTTAAGTGTAAACCAGCCGTTGTCAGCCATGTACTGCGCATCGCGCACCGTCACGCTGTCAGGCAATATCAGACCAAACTGAATGGCATCTACCTGGTGAATAGTCGACGACAACGTGTACCTTTCTTCTGCTGTCAGCTCAGGAAACATTGCCACCAAACGTTCTAGTGTGCAGCTCTCGTGGATAGGCAATACGTTTTGCGTGTCCACAAACAATGCTGCTCGCGTGTCGTCGTCTGGGTGCGTGATCACGGCAAAGTATGTGTTTTTGGCTTCGTCCTCGCTTTGCATGAACACTGGACGACCAAGGTTGTACAGCTCGCGCGTGATTATTTCAGCGCGTTGTACGCTGTTCAACAATCCCTCTGGTTCAATCAGTATGTACTCCATTAGAACGCGCTGTAATAATCGTTTACGTCATTCGAAATATTGTTAGCATTGAAATGACCGACGTTAGAAAAATAGATGAATTCCTGAATGTAGCCGCGCAACATTTGTGTGGCATTAGAACCAATTGCGCCTAATCTAATTTTTTCACTGTCGTTTTCTGGTGTGCCTGTTAGTGTAGTGCCAGTCCTTAGTGTACCGTTAAAATATGCGTTGGCAGTGCCGCTAGCATATTCAGCTGACATGATGTATTGAACGTCGGCTTGAGTCGCGCTAGCTGGGTTTGAAATTTGACTTTGCGAGGTGCCGAAGTAATGACTCATTTGAAGAGTACCGTCAGACTTCATACGATAATAAAAATTTCGCGCCGCATTGCTGGAACCAAATTGGTTGGCAACAATCATATCACTGGTATTGTTGTCCCATTGCGACACTGATAGAACATTGACCTCGCCATTAGGGTTGATTTGTACAGCCGAGGTGTCTAGGTAATCATTCGCAAATAGGACGGCGGGCTTACCATTGACCGTGTGTATCGTTCCAGCGCTAGCAATTTCTGGTTGCAAGCTTAGCGTGCTTTGACTTGCATCAAGACCGTTGCCTGACTGATCATACCAAGTCGAAATTGTGCCGTTGCCACTACCAATGTGTGTTGCAAGCGTTGACGTGTCCAATTCACCGTTGCTGTCAAAACCAATGTCCAACAATGTGCCGCTGCTGTTTCTGACTTCAATAGCATTGCCAGTGTAGTTGCTGCTCAATTTGCGCACGCTGTACGCGGCTTGTGCGTTTGAATAATTTTCTAACAGTCCACCTGTAACTTCTTCCTTGTAGGTGATAATGAACGACTTTTTTGGGCTGCCTTGCTCAGCTACGTGCTGGTTGATTAGGTCAATAGCTTCACGAAGTGTAGCGTTTTTATTTGGTCTGTACGACGCTTGTATCTGTTGCCACGATGCTGAGTTGTCGGCGCGTCCGTCATCGGACATGTAAATGGTCCGTTGAATGTCGCTGCCTGCTGGTGGCGTATTGCCTTGAAATTCAAAATACACACCTTTGCTTGGTCCAATGTGTGTGATATATCCCTCCATAGTCTCAGATCCAATGATTGCTGACCAGTTACCTTGAAAGGCATCAGCGGCGTCACCGTTAAAATCAAAGCCAGACGTGAAGCCCACGCCAAACGTGCCACCTTCACCAAGGCCAGGGCCTGGATCTGGCAACGGACTCTTGCCAAAACCTTTCGTTGTGGTTGTTGTCTGCGCTTGTCCATCCGTTGCCACCTTGTGCAATGTAACCTCTACCTCTGCAGGCGTGCTAACAAGGCGGTAATTGATGCACTGGTAAATGTCGGTCGTGTCGTCGTCAATGAACATGTAGAACGGCGCTGGTGCCACACCATTACCACGCATGACAATGTTGCCACGCTCTACAGCTCGCGGCTTGTAGTGTGCAGCAAGCACCTCGCGTACGCCTACCTGGTTGCACTCTGCGTCGTAGTCGTATCGTTGTGTGCTCCAGTTTGTGCTGGTTTCAAATACACTAGGGCTGGTTTCAACCATGATGCCGCCAACGTTTTGGTGCAGCTCACCAATGTAAGTTTTGCCTAGGTCGATGCTGCCACGTCCAAAAGAACTGTTGGCTACAACGTCGTAGTTAGGTGCTGGCTCCACTGTGTCGCTGCCGTAGGTAAAATAAAGCGCGTATGTTTGCGTGTCGATTGTGTCCTGCAGCGCTTGGCTATAGTTTCCATCACGATCGTAGCACAGAATGGATGCTGTCACCTGCACAGCCGTAAGGTCAGTAGGCACTGAAGGCAACTGCAGGTTAAAAAACATCTGTTGCGCGTTGTCCTCGTTTGCGTCAAAAATGCAGTTTTGAAAGTCTGTGTCGTGCCAGTAATAGTAACCTGAGCTGTTGCTGTATTCACCCTCGGTAATGTTTAGAGGTGTGAAGACCATGCTGTTGCCGTCAACTGAGATGCTAGGCAATGACCAACTAAACAACCCTTGAGGCTGTGCGCTGATTGTGTTTTGATAGTATTGATAGTTGCCAGCGGATGTGCCAAAGCGAATGTTTAACTGCAGCACGTAACGTCCCAGGCGGTCGTCATTCAGGATGCCCACAGTTGGGTTGAGTGCTGAACGCTCAACAAGGATGTTGCCGTACAAAATGTAGCCGCTATCGCCAGTGGTAAAGTTGATTGTGTTGCCACTGATTGCGCTGCCTCCTGCAATCTGCGTTTGACCTAAAACAATAGAACCGTTGTTGGTGTCCCTGGTGATTGTGACCTCGTTGATTGCTGGCGTAAACGTATAGGTCCACTCGTTGCCCTTCTGTTTCTCGTTGTTTAGGGTGTCAACTTGGAAGTTAAATTGTTCGACTAGCGTAATGCCTGATGCGTACACGCCCGACCAGTTGAGCACGTTACCTCTCAGTGATGGCTCTTGGTTGTAGCAAGGCATCAGCCACCAACCTTGTTCGTGGTAATACAATCGCAGCAACAACGTTTTGCAGATGCTCTCTAGCAAATCGTAGCAATTGATGTATTCAATTTCGTCGTCGTCGTTTGTGTAGCTGAAAAATTGCGGACTCAACTTCATCCGACGCGTCAAGGCTAGCTGTGAACCTGAAGGTGTCGTGGTTACGCTCCAGATGTCTTGGCTGTACATGTCATCACACACAGCCAAGCGCCGCTCAGCACCACTAAAGTTGCCGTTGGCATAGTTGTAGCTAACCCATTTTTCTTGAATGTTGGTCAGTACATCGTCGAAAATCTTTTGGTCCGTCGTGTACTCAACGCCAGCGTTGTTGTAGTCAATAGTCTTGAGCAAGCTTATGCCGTCGCTAGCAACAATGCGACACGCACGCGCCGCGCTTGTTTCCTGCAGCTGTACTTCGTCAATCAGAATGGGACCAAACCATGACTTGTCGCCGTTCCTGTAGACTTGCATAAACCAGGTGCCGTCTTCTGCGTCAACCATTGCCGCAATCATGTCGTCTAGTTCAGTCGCCACGTCGGGCGGCCAAATCGTTTCAACCTCACAACGTGAATGCACAATGCCTGGCACCAGGATGTCGTCCTCTGGACTTTCGTAGATCAGCTGCACGCCAGCAGGCCCAACCTCAAATTTGTGGTTGTTGCTCTGGGCTACGTCATTGCGCAGAATTTCAATCTGCCAGTTGTCGTCATTGAGTGAATAGATAGTATCACTCGTTGCGTATCTAACCCAGGCCATCAGCTGTAGCGGTTGCGTTTGAATCCAGAGCGGCTGTTGCTAAGGAAGATGTCGTTGCCGCTGATGCGACCAAAGACCTCTACTTGGCTGCCACCCATCATGTCCTTCAATTTACTCAATGGCGAGATAACCTCAGGGTCAATCGCTGCGTTTCTGTTGTCACCGACAATGGCCATAGTAGGACCGCTGGCAAGGCCACCTTCAGCCAGTGCTGGGATAGGTATCTTGTTAATCAGTGCCATACCTGCGCCAATCATACCAGCCATCACAAATGGATATGCTGGGCCTGTGCCTGCTGCGGCCTCAGCTGAGTTTGCAATGACGCGAGTCTTAGCTTCTGCTAGGTAGGCAATGATCACACCTTTGATTGCTTCGACCGCAAAACCTGCAAAGCTTTGAGCGCTTGACGCTGCGTTAGTAAAAGCGTTAACCATAGCCACGCCCATTTGATTAACCTGTGTTGTCAGCTGTACGCTTTGCACTTCCGTATTGGTCAACATACGGAATAGGTCGTCAAGGGTGCCCTTTGCCTTTAGATTTTCGGCGCTAAAGTCCGTAATCGCGTGCGCCGCCTCGTTAATGTGAAAAGTTAGGTTGTCGTACTTCTCTGCAGTTGTGTCTACTGTTTCTCCGTTCGAGTCAAAAGTTTGTCCTACCTTTTCAATCTTATTTCCGTTTTCGTCAACGGTTGTTCCCACAGTACGAAACGTTTCCTCGAACTTGAGCAACTCATTTGACATTCTTTCAATGTCTGCCTCTGTTGCTTGAATTTTGCCGCCTAAAACGTTAAACGTTTCAATATCAAAAGCAGCAAAAAAACTTTCAGCCGATGCTTCTGCGGCTTCATGAACGCTAATTATACCGTCCATGTTTTTGTCATACTTAGCTAAGATTTCAGCGCGCTTTTGTTCTAGGTTCAAAAGGTCACGCTGACGATCTGCGATTGCCTTTAGCTGTTCCTGTTGTGCTTCCTGCACAGCAATTTGCCTAGCGTTTTCTTTAATGCTGCGCGTGTACTCCTGTGTTGCAGCAGTCAAATCCTGAACCGTAACCGTTGCATCTTTAAGGTCGCCGTAGTATTGTGGGCTGATATTGCGCAATGTGCGAAGGATGCTTTCCTTGCGCTCCAGCTCTGTGTTCTCTTTGCCGTATTCAGTGACCAACACACGAACATCGGCAATGCTTTTTGCTGCTGCTTTGTTTGCTTCCCGTTGTGTTTTGTTTAGTCGGTCCTGTATGGTTGTGGTTTCCTTGCGAAGGGTGGCAAAGGTTGTAATCAATCCAGCAACTGCCGCAACAGCAATACCCACACCGCCGCCGCCAATGATTGACATGATTGCTTTTAATTGTGTTGTCAGTTGTGGCAACACTGCAATGACTGGACCAATGGCCGCAGACAACAACCCAAAGTTTACGATTAGTCCTTTAATGTCCGGATCAAGTCTAGTAAAACCTTGTGCAGCTCCAGTAACCTTGTCTAATGCTGCTGTGATTTTGGGCAAAATGTCGTTGGCTAGACTAGCGCCAGCAAGTTTTAAATTGTCAATTGCAGTGCTTAATTTTCCTGCTGCTGTTTGGCTTAGTCGCTTCATAGCGCCCTCAGCAAAACCGCCCGCCTCAGCAAATGATTTCAGTGTGGCATTAAATTGTTTTATACTGACTGCGCCCGCACCAAGCTTTGACGCTGGCAAACCTGTGGCCTCGGCAAGCGCTGTAAAAATTGGGATATTACGCTCGGCCAGTTGATTGAGGTTTTCTAGCTCGACTTTACCCTTGGCTTGAACCTTAGCGAAAATGGCTGCAATCTCGTCAATGCTGCTGCCGCTGGTCGCTGCGATGTCGCCAAGAAATTGCAGCTGCGTATTGACCTGGCTTATATCGGTCCCTGCTGCAATGAGTTGCCGCGCTGCCTTACCTACTGCCTCAAGCTGGAACGGCGTCTCAGCTGTGAACTTGTTTAGATCAGCAACCATGTCGCGCGCTTGCTTGGCGCCACCTGTCAAGCTAATGAACGACGTTTCTAACGTCTCTAGGTCTGCAGCACTTTTGACGGCTGCAGCACCGAGCGCTGCCAATGGCAACGTAATGCTTCGCGTCAAGTTTTGACCGAGTTGTGTAATGTTGCTGGTCATGCCGCGCACCTCGCGCTGCACTTTGCCAAGCTGCTTGTTTAGATCTCGCGTGTCAGCGCCAATCTTAACTACCAAGTCACCCAGTGATGCCATTGTCTTTTGTTGCTAGTGCTTTCAATGTAGCCCAGCCCTTGCTAGGGTTGGCCTTTTTCTTTTGCTCCCAAGGGAAAGTAGCAAGGTCTTTTGGCTTGACGCTTGCACCTTTCTTCGTGTGCACATTAAGCAGCAACGCCGTCTGCCACCGCGTACGTTCCCAGTCAGCGCGTTGCGCCTGTTCTAGAAATTTGTAGCGACCGCGTACGGCGTTGCCAAACTCTCTGAAGGTGAGATCGTAGAG